CGGACCTGTTCGGTGACGATCTCGGCGTGCACAACCCCACGTGAGGTTTTGCACTGCGCAGGAAAGAGCGAGCACAAAAAAGCCCACGTAAGGGGGCTGGGTTCGGAAAAAGGGGGGACAAAACCCAAATAGGATTTTGCCCCCCCCCTTATAGGGGAATGTCCCACTCCTCGCCCCCCTTATAGGGGAATGTCCCACTCCTCCCTCTGATTTGAACCTCAAAAGCCCCCGTGACGGGGGGCTTGGCTTGCTGTGCAGGAGAAACCCACGAAACCCCCCACGAAACCCCCATGAAATTATAATTTCGTGGGATTCGAATGCGACCCACGAGCTCCCCCACGAAACCCCGCCGAAAGAAATCCGCGCCGAAATCGTAAGTTGGCGTGATTGCGAGTTTAGACGGCGCGATTTTCACCCGCCACTTTTGCTCCATTTGTGGGATTCGAATGCGGCCCACGAAATACCCCACGGAACCCCCACGAAATTATAATTTCATGGGGTTGGGGGTGGCCCATGAAATACCCCACGAAATTATAATTTCATGGGATTGGGAGTTGCCCGTTCTTTTTCTTGCAAAACCCCACGTGAGGTTTTGCACTGCGCAGGAAAGAGCGAGCACAAAAAAGCCCCCGTAAGGGGGCGGGTTCGGAAAAAGGGGGGACAAAACCCAAATAGGATTTTGCCCCCCCCCTTATAGGGGAATGTCCCACTCCTCCCTACTTTTTCGATGCTTCCCACCGCCGGATCGACAGCGCCAACCACTCCGGCGTCACGATTTCGTCCGCGATCAGCATAAGCAGCAGGATCAGCGACTGTGGCGGGTGCTGTTTCCCCGCGCGCCACAATTGAGCGGCACGCGGGGTTACATCGGCGATAAGAGCCAAGTCGGTGGTGGAGACCCTTGCGGACTCTACCAGCCGGTTGAATGCAGAGTCAGGCCGCATCGGTCGGGGTCTCCCCGGCTATGTTGGCAATGTGCTTGCCCAGGGCGGCGTGAAGGGCCCGGGCGTTCTCCAAGTTCAAGCAAAAGCGTGCGGAGATGGTGTTGGTGAAATATTCTATGGAAATCTCATTCTTGATGCAAAAACCAGAAAACAGCTTGATGTCCGCGTATTCGGACCAGTTTCCGTCGATGCGGTCATACATTTCGATGGTGTTTGACATATCAATCTCCATTGTGCGATGCGTCACTGGACGCGGTTGGTGCGGGTGGCTTTCCAGCCGGGGTGAAGGCGTTCCGCCTTGCGGCGTGATTGGCGATATCCGGCGATGCCGCCGGCAGACACGACGTAGACCACACGCGCCGTGGGGGATTTGTCGTCCCCCTCACTCCGCCGGAGTGTGACGCGGTAGAGGGCCATTAGGCCGCCTGCGAGAGGCGGGCCTTGACGCGCACCGTCGTGACGACCGAGGTCTTGGTGGCCGCCGCGATCTGCGCCGCGTCGAGGAAGGATTTGGCCAGTTTGGTGTCGAGCGTCGAACGCTCGGAAAGGCAGACGACCACATCGACGTGGCCGTCAGTGAGGACCTCGAGGCCGGTTTCGAGGATGGCGGCCTTGGCAGCGTCAAGCGCGGCGTTGGCGGCGTCGGCAGCAGCCTTGGCGGCGAGGAATGCGGAAACGAGGGGGGCGGTGTTCGACATCGTTCATTCTCCATAAAATCATCTGCGCCCCACCATGGGGCGTGAGGTGTTTATAGGCGAAAGCATTTCGCGTGTAAACAGGGAAAATGAAGTTTCTCAAAAAAAATCCCCCAGGCCGAAGCGCTGGGGGGAGTTTGGTAGTGGGAGGAGACGCAGTCCCGCAGGAATGCAAGGGGATGCTATTTGCCCTCTAGCAGCCTGTCAATCCTGGCGCTCAGGTCAAAGAACTCGCCAAGGGGCAGGCGTTCCCAGAGGACCAACAGGCCCATATCAAGCTGCACATCCCCCCACGCGGTCAGCGGGCGCATACGCGCCACGCTCTCGATCCAAGTGATGACGTTGCCGGTGGCGCAAGATGTTAGAGTGCGGTGGATCTTGTTTGCGTCAATGCGGTGCTTCTCCATCACCGGCTCCGCTCGAAGGTTTGATTGTCCCGAGCGATTTCGTAAACCAAATCGTACCCGTCCCCGCGCTCGACCCACAGCTTGAGATCGGCGCACTCCAGGCTGGTCAGCACGCCGGGGGCGTCGTCGGGGCCGGTGGACGGGTGGCCGTCCCATTCGGCGCCGAGGAAGTTGACGTCGATGCGGCCGGAGCCGTCAACGTCATAGTCGGCCTCGACGGCAACGTCATACTTGTCGCCGTTGCGGGTGACGGTCGTGTTTACGATGATTGTCATGGTTCATGCTCCATTCGGTGGTAGGGGTGGGGGCCGAAGCCCCCTGGTTGGTTAAGCGACGATGGTGGTGGCAACTTTGCGGACCAAAATTTCGCGGGCGTTAGCTTTGGGGACAAAGCCGTCGCAAGTGCGTTTGACCTCGATGCCGAGGTAAACGTGTGCAAGCGTGGGGTTGCCGGTTTCGCGGACGCGGAAGAAGCGGTTGGCGCTGTCTTCGATGATAATGGTGGGGATCGTGTGGGCGGTGACGTTCATGGTTCATGTTCCATTCGGTGGTAGGCGTTTCGATAAGACAGACCATAAGCGAACAGATTTCGCTTGTAAACCCCCCTACCAAATTATTTTATGCGACGCGTTGGCCATTGGTTGAACAATTTGCCAAGGGCGGAGACATTGACGATCATCTCCGTCCGCCACCGCTCAATCGTGCCGTTCGGCTTGACGACGGTCAAAACTGAGCCGTGCCACACCGGCGCGCCGTCCGACACGGCTTGCACAATGTCGCCAACCTTGCCGGCCAGTTTGGCAATGAACGCCTCGACGCTGGCAATCGCGGCAGCGCGAGACTGGACAATGTAGCGTTCGGCCTTCGCAGGATTGACGCTGACAATGCAGGGGTCGCCCATGCGGCGGCTGACGGCGGCGTGGTTAACCAGGGCTTCGATGCTGCAACGGGCGGCCTTCTTTTCGGCGTATTCGGCGCGGTCCATTTTGCTTGTGGGCAGCGGCGCGACCACGTTCAGATCGTGGCCATGCAACTCAAGGTTGCGGGTCACGCGCGCGACGTAGTCGCTGGCGTAGTGCGTGGCGCGCTCGAGCACCTCCTGGCGGTAGCCCATTGTAGCCCTGGTCAGGATATCGGTGGTGTTCATTTTCCGTCTCCTTAAGCCGCAACGAGGGTGATGCGGACGGGGGCGCCATTGATCGTCCAGACGCAGGTCCAGCGACGGTTGTCGCCGAGGACAAGGGCCATCTTGACGCCGTAAGAAGCGGCGAGGGTCGCGGCTTTGGCGCGCGAGCGGCAGTAGCTGCCAGCATAACGGCGGGCCTTGCCGCGCAGTTCCGCGCCCGACAGCACGCCGGGGCGGTGACCGGCTTCAAGGACATGCGCGATGTAAGTGGCGCGGGCGGGGACGGCGGCGGCGGGGATGGTGATCGTCTGGGTCATCGTTCGTGTTCCATTCAGTGGTAGGCGTTTCAACAAGACGGATTCTACGCGAACTCTTTTCGCCTGTAAACCACCGCCTTGCGCCGCTTTGCGTTTTTTGGCAAAATTTTTGAGGCATCATGCCGCAGGAAATGAAAACATGAACTTACAAGTTAACAGCCGTCTCCCCGGACTTGTCTCCCGCATTGAGCGGCTTGAAGAGGAACGCGCCGCCCTTGCCGCCGATATCAAGGACGTTTACACCGAGGCCAAATCGGCAGGCTACGACACAAAGATCCTGCGGAAATTGATCGCTGAGCGCAAACTGGAGGACGATGAGGCCCGCGAGGCGCGGTGCCTCCTTGATCTTTACAGGCGAGAACTCTCCGGCTTTGAGACGACGCCGCTGGGCGTTGCGATCGCATCCGGCGTGGACGACGCGGCACCCGAATAACGCCACCCTCGCAATCCGGTGGGGGCTGCGCTACATTGTGCAGTATCCACCGGATTTTGTGAGGTATTCATGGCTGAGAAAGCAAAGGCGGCGGCGAAGCCCAAGACAAAGGCGGCGCCGGTTCAAGAAAAACGGCCCGTTGGTCGCCCTTCGGGCTATAAACCTGAGTATTGCGATCTTGCCATCGAACTCGGAATGCAGGGCAAAAGCCCCGCAAGCATCGCTTCCCGCATCGGTGTCCCGCGTGAGACGCTGTATGATTGGAAGGAAGCACACCCGGAATTTTCTACGGCGCTTCAGATCGCCAAGGTCCATGAGCAAAATTATTGGGAAGAAATGGGGCATGGCTTCATCGGCACGCCCGGGTTCAACGCCACGGTCTGGAAAGTTTCGATGGCCGCTCGCTTCCGCCACGACTACACCGAGACCAAAAAAACCGAGGTTTCCGGCCCCGAAGGCGGCGCAATCGAGGTCAAGGACGTGACGACCATCGACGCCTCGACGCTGACGCCTGAGCAGCGGGATGCGCTGCGGGCGGTGTTGTTGGCGACGAAGGGCTGACGTGCTCATCAAAATCGGCGGCCTCACAGTCAATCGAGACGAGACGTTGCTTGAGTTGGAGCGCGTTGATCTTGAGATGAGCCTTTACGATTTCACCCAAGCCGCATGGACGGCCGTGGATTCGGCGCCCTTTGTGGGCGGGGGCTACGCGCTGCAAGCCGTGTGCGAGCACCTGGAAGCTTGCGCAGACGGCGGCATTCGCAACCTGCTGATCAACATTCCGCCGCGATTCTCGAAGTCCACGATCTGTGGCGTCATGTTCCCGGCTTGGGTTTGGGCGCAGCGCAACATCTCGCCACTGTCCGGCCCCGGCGCGCAGTTTCTCCATGCCGGTTATGCAATGCCCCTGGCGCTGCAAGACAGCGTCAAGTGCCGCACGTTGATACAATCAGAGTGGTATCAGGCGCGCTGGGGCAAGAGGTTCAAGCTGGTCGGCGACATGAACACAAAGACCAGATTCCAAAACGACAAAAACGGCATTCGGAATACTACGTCTGTTGGCGGATCGACTACGGGTCTTGGTGGCTCGTATTTGATCGGTGACGATCTCAACAACAGCGCCGAAGCAAACAGCGAGGCGATTATTGAAAGCACTGTCCAGTGGTGGGATCGTGCGTGGTATAATCGTCTCAACGACCCGAAGACTGGCTGCCGCATCGTCATCGCGCAGCGCCTGAGCGAAGGCGACATCAGCGGTCATGTGCTAGAGCGCCAGATTGGCGCATGGACGCATCTGTGCTTGCCGATGCGTTACGAGCCCGACCGGGCGTTCACAACCGTTCTGATGCCAGCGCACATGACCGACGACGGTGAACCGGTGACGTGGAAAGACCCGCGCACTGAAGCCGGTGAGCTGCTGTGGCCCGAGCGGTTTGGCGAGACCGAGGTCAAGTTGCTGGAGCAGACACTCGGCCCTTACGCGGCCGCCGGGCAGTTGCAGCAGCGGCCCGAGCCAGACGGCGGCGGTGTGATCAAGCGCGAGTATTGGCAGCTTTGGCCCGATGACGTTTTTCCGCCTTTCGACATCACGCTTGGCGCGCTTGATACTGCATACACGGTCAAGCAGGAAAACGACTACTCTGCGATGACGACGTGGGGCCTGTTCGGCGAGCGCGTCGATACGCAAGCCACGCGGCGCGTGGATCGTTACGGCAAGCCCCAGAAGGCCGGCATCGACCTGGGCGACGGTCTCGCAGGCGAGAGCGTGCCGCGTGCAATGATGACGTCGGCTTGGCAGGAACGCCTGCCGCTGAATGATCTTGTCGTCAAAGTGGCCGAGTCGTGCAAGCGCATGAAGATTGACGTGCTGTTGATCGAGAACAAAGCCGCCGGCATTTCGGTGGCGCAAGAACTACGGCGGCTCTACGCCCATGAAGACTGGGCCGTTCGCCTCGTTGACCCGAAATCCATTGATAAACTGGCGCGGCTTCATTCCATCCAGCACCTGTTTGCCGAGGGCTATGTCTACGCGCCGGATCGAGCGTGGGCCGATATGGTCATCACGCAATGCGCCATGTTCCCAAAAGCCAAGCATGACGATCTTGTGGATACTGTATCAATGGTTTTGCGTCACATGCGTGACCTGGGCCTGCTCATTCGCGCCCCCGAGCGCCTCGCCGAAATCGAAGACATGCGCCAGCATCGCGGCGCGCCCCCAGCAGCACTGTATCCGGTATGATCAACCTCGGCCTCCGCACTAAAGCCAACGCAATCGTGGATTTCATCTGCGGCCGGTTCTGGCGTGTTACTGTATGGGATGTAGACCGCAGCGACATTATTCGGACCTATACTGTCGAAGCCGTCGATGATAATGTGGCCGCACAAGAGGGCTTGCGCCGTTTTGTTGAAGATGTCGCAGAGGGTTAAATATGCCGTTGGTTCCTGGCCTTGTGCCCAACATTCGCATCCCGGCGCCAGAGGCACCCAAGAGCCCCGGCCCGGTTTCTGTTGTCATGGGCCGGGATGAAGACGACGGCGATGAGAACGGCGACACGGCGGAATACGACGATGCGGGCGCAGTCATCCGCATTGAACACGGCGACGGCGGCGTTACTGTCTCTTTGAACGGCAAGCCCCTCGATGAGCCGGAAAGCAAAGGCCCCAAAGGCTGGTTTGACAACCTCGCTGAGGACGTAGACGACGGCGAGTTGGCTCGGATCGCCGACGATCTGCTGCGCGGGATCGAGGATGATCTGGAAACACGCGAAGAGTGGATTGAGGATCGCGCGCAAGGCATCAAATTGCTTGGCCTCAAGATCGAACTGCCGGGGCTTCAGGGCGCCACGGACGGCGCTCCCGTAGAGGGCATGAGCCGCGTGCGTCACCCGCTGCTGCTCGAAGCCGTGCTGCGTTTTCAGGCCAATGCACGGAGCGAACTCCTTCCGACCGATGGGCCGGTGAAGATCCGGGATGACGGCAACGGCACGCTCGTTGAAGAAGACCGCCTTGCCGATGCGCTGGAAAAAGACCTCAATCACTTCCTTACTTCCACGGCGACTGAGTATTACCCGGACACTGACCGGATGCTGTTGCTGCTCGGGTTCGGCGGCACCGCGTTCAAGAAGGTTTACTATTGCCCCCTGCGGAACCGCCCGGCCAGCGAGTCGGTGGACGCGGATGATTTGATCGTCAATCAAGCGGCGACCGATCTGCAAAACGCCAAACGCGTCACGCATCGCATCATGATGCGCGCCTCGACTGTCAAGCGCATGCAGATACTGGGCGTATATCGTGATCTTGATCTGTCGCAGGCCAATCAACCAAAGACAGATGCGGTCAAGGAAATCAAAAACGCTCAGCAAGGTATTTCAAGCGAGGCGCGGCGCCCGCAAGACCGGGACCGCGAGATATATGAATGCTATTGCGAACTCGACATTGCCGGGTTTGAGCATAAGCACAAGGGCTCGCCGAGCGGGTTGGAAATCCCGTATCGCGTGACGATTGACGTGTCATCCAAGCAGATACTCAGCATTGTCCGCAATTACGACGAAGACACCAAAGAACTGCCTGAGGCACGGACAACATTCGTCAAGTATACGTTTGTCCCTGGCCTTGGCTTTTACGACATTGGATTGCTGCATATTCTTGGCAATACGACCAACGCCATCACGGCGGCGTGGCGCGAGTTGCTTGATGCTGGCATGTATTCCAATTTCCCCGGCTTCTTGTTTGCTGACACGGGCGCCCGGCAGAACACCAACATTTTCCGCGTTCCGCCGGGCGGCGGCGCGCCGGTCAAGACGGGTGGCATGCCAATCAATCAAGCCATTATGCCGCTGCCTTACAAAGAGCCCTCGCAGGCCCTGATGGCGCTCGTGTCCGACATGGCCGACACTGGCATGCGGATCGGCGGCACGTCGGAACAGCAAGTCGGAGAAGGCCGCGCAGATGCCCCGGTGGGCACAACGCTGGCACAGATCGAGCAGGCCACAAAAGTGCTGAATGCGGTTCACAAGCGCATGCACGCCGCCCAGGCGCAGGAAATTGCGCTGCTGGTAAACTGCTTCAAAGAACATCCTGAAAGCTTCTGGGAGCGCAATCGCCGCCCAGCCAATGACTGGGATGAGCAGACGTTCCTGAAGGCGCTGGACGCGGTTGAACTGGTTCCGCAGGCCGACCCCAACACGGCATCGCATGGTCAGCGCATCATGAAGATTGCCATGCTGAAACAGCTTCAATCCGCCGAGCCTGCGCTTTACAACGCCATTGCCATCGACAAGGCGGCGTTGCAGGCGCTTGGGTGGTCGAACCCCGAGCAGTTTATGGCGCCGCCCGAGGCGCAGAGCGTTCCGCCGCCTGAAATGCAACAGGCGATTGCTGAACTCCAAATCAAGAAGCAGCTTGCCGACGCCCATACAACGACCGCACAGGCCCATGCAGCTAAAGCGCAGGCCGAGGTGGCGCAACTCAAAGCGCAGGGCGCACAGGGTCCTGGTGAGCCCTCTCAGACGGATATGCTGACGGCTCAGGCGCGCATGATGGACGCGCAGACAAAGCAAGCGCAGGTGCAAATACTGGCGCAGAAAACTAAGGCCGAGATTGATGAGATTAACAGCGGCGCCAAGCATCAAGTGGACACTGACGTTGACCGCATGACGGCGCATGCCAAACTGATGGATGCTCAGACGAAGCAAGAGCAGATTCGCGTTCACGGCGCCGACGTGATGCAAGAGGATCATAACCGCGCCGCCGACCGAGAAAGCCGAGAGAAGGTTCAGCTTCTTGAGATGGCGCGGGATCTAGTGCTGCACCCGGAGAATGCGGCGGTGGCGCAGCCTTTTGTGAGGAAGGCCGAAGGGCCGGGTTTGGGTGGTAAAGGACGCAAGCAATGAACAATGATGATCCTGTTGTTCAAAAAGCACTTGGCATTGCACGACAGTTAACGCCGCAGGGGCTTTATAGCCACGGCGCCGAAACTGCGGCGGCATTGCCGCAAGCCAAAGGAACCCCCCAACAAATGCAAGCGATGCTCGTGGCTCGGGGAGTTAAACCTGAAGAGATGAAATGGTCGGGCGTGCAAAACGCCTTTTCCGGGCAGCAAAGCATTACAAAAAACCAATTGGCGCATCAGTTCCAACAAGGAATGCCGGATATACACGAAACCGTTTTAAGCAATAAAACGGGAATGCCACCTCGGCATGCAGATCATCAATTGCCGGGAGCCAGCACTTTCGACCCGGACAAGGTGAACCAACACATTGAAGACAAAGCAATTTCTTATGCTCTGGAATCTGGAGACATTGACCACAAAAGAGAATGGCCTGAAGCAAGCAACGACGTAAAAAATTGGCACATTGATGAAGCAAAAAAGAATTTTCATGAGCAAATGGCAACAGACCCGTCATTCAAAGAGCAGTTTGTAAACAGTGCCCCCGGAGGCGGGAATTACAGAGAGATATTGCTGCATACTCCCAAAATTGCCCAACACAACAAAACGTATTATCCGCCGCCATCGCACTATGACCAAAACAACTTGCTTGGCCACATTCGCGTATCCGACCGCGATGCGGGCGATACGCTGCATTTGGAAGAACTGCAAAGCGATTGGGGGCAGGAAGCGCGCAAAGGCGGCGTTTCAAAACCTTACGATGCCAATGAAATCCAATTGATTCATCCAGAAAATATTTTAAGTGAAAGACACAAAAATGATTTTTGGAATTTTAAAACTTCTACTGGCGCAACCATATTGCCTAAAAACAGATATCCAACCGTTGAAGATGCGATTCACCATCTGACAACGCAACCCGTTTCTATGGGCGTGCCTCCGGCGCCATACATAGAAAAAACAGAAAATTGGACAGATTTGCTTTTGAAGCGGGCTCTCAAAGAAGCGGCGGAAGGTGGATATAAAAGGATGGTTTGGTCAAACGGGCCAATACAAGAAAGCCGTTGGCCCGGCAGCAATCTGTCAACCTTTTACGATCAAATGCTCCCCAAACGGTTGCAGGAAGTGGTTAAAAGACTTGGCCACAAAGCCATTCTTGAACATCATGCAATTGATACCGGGGACAAAAGCGTCACATTGCCTTCAATACGCATGACGCCTGAGTTGCGTAATAGCATTTTGAAGGGAATGCCAGCATATGCACAAGGCGGCATGATCGACGACCCCGCAAAAGCCATCCGCCGTGCCACCCTGATTGCCAAGGGGCTTTCGCGGACCATTGGGCCGATTCCGGGCAAGGATGAAGGAGAGCGGGTGCATCCGGCTTCGTTGTTGCCGGGGGTGCATGTGCAGGCGTTTTCGGGTGGCGGCGAAGTCGAACCCACCGACGAGACCGGCTTTGACGCTTGGCACGGCACGCCGCACAAGTTCGAACCGGAGCCCGGTGCGCCATTGGGGCGGTTTCGGTCGGACAAGATCGGAACCGGCGAAGGCGCGCAGGCATATGGGCATGGGCTGTATTTGGGCGAGGAGCCGACGGCAAA